GATAAAGGTAAAATTAAAAACCTAATGCGATCACTTTATGTTGAGGCACAAAACGCAGAATTAATATGATTAAATTTGAATCCGTCAAATGGCGTAATTTTCTGTCTACGGGTAATGACTGGACAGAAATTCTACTTAATAAATCTCCAACTACATTGATTGTAGGACAAAACGGTGCAGGAAAAAGCACTCTCCTCGATGCGCTTTCCTTTGCTTTGTTTGGAAAGCCACACCGTAATATCAATAAGCCTCAGTTAGTTAATACAATTAATAACAAGCAATGTGAGGTTGAAGCTTCTTTTTCAATTGGATCACACAGCTTCAAAATTGTACGAGGTATCAAACCTAGTAAGTTTGAGATTTGGCAAAACGGTAATATGATTAACCAAAGTTCTGCAGCCAAGGATTATCAGCAGTTCTTAGAACAGAATATCCTAAAGCTTAATCATAAGTCGTTTCACCAAATCGTTGTATTGGGATCTAGTTCATTCATTCCATTTATGCAACTACCGGGTGGTCATCGCCGTGATGTGATTGAGGATCTATTAGATATTGGTGTCTTCTCTAAGATGAATCAAATTCTAAAAGAGAAAGATAGTAAACTCAAAGAAGAGATTAATATCTTAACATATGAGTATGATCTGAATAAAGAGAAAATTACTCTTCAGAAGAAATACATTAAAGATATTACAGAAATTAATGATGAACAAATTGCTAAGAAGCAAGATCAGATTGAAGCAAACCAAGATGAAATCGAAGAATTGCAATTAGTTAATAATGATGCTTCTATTGAGATTGCTAACTTACAACAGGGTCTTGCCGATAACATTAAGAGCAGTCAAGACAAGAAGCAACAACTATTACAATTTAAGACTCAATTTCAAACTCAAATTAAGTCAGTTGTAAAGGATGCAAAGTTCTATGAGGAAAACGATGCATGCCCAACATGCTCTCAAGATATCGGTGAAGATCTCAGAAAGCAAAAATTAGTTGAAGCACAATCAAAAGCAAAAGAGCTTAATGACGGAATTGAAAAGGTAGCCGAGCAATCTACAATGGTTGAGGATACACTCAACGCATATGCATTAGTGACTAGTGATATTACACAAAAGACAACTGAAATATCTGCTAATAATTCTACCATTGCTAGTTTGCAAAAACAAACACATTCAATTGAAAATGAAATTGAATCATTGCGTGGATCTTCAGGTGATTTATCAAAAGCTAATTCAGACTTAACCGAATTACAAGATGCAAGAAACATCTTGTCAGAAAATAAGCTAAAGCTAATTGATACAAAGTCATATAATCAGGCTGCATCTGAAATGCTTAAAGATACTGGTATTAAGACAAAAGTAATTAAGCAGTATTTGCCAGTAATGAATACGCTTATTAATAAATACTTACAGGTATTAGATTTCTTTGTTCAATTTAATTTGGACGAAAGCTTTAATGAAACCATTAAGTCTCGACATCGTGATTCATTCAACTATGCATCTTTCTCTGAAGGCG